TTATATCTAAATGGAAATTTATTGGAGCATACTTATAAAGACTCATTAAGTTCCTGCCTCAAGTCCAAACGCATAGCAATTAAAGAAGTTAATCCTGAATCTGTAGTTTTTAAATGTGAAAAAGTAAAAGCTAAAACTGAAATATATATGGGTGGAAAAAAGATACTTAAAATAATAAAGGAATAATGAAAATTTTTCATAACCCTACTGAAAAATGGATGATTATTACTATTATTATTGTAATAATTTTTATAGGAATAGGAGTATAATTATAACTAATGACTGAAAGATTTTGTAAAAAATGTAATCATCTATGCCATTGTATTGAAGCAGACCATGAAGGTTGTAAATGTGATGGTTGTATTTGTGGACAAAAAGAAGAAGATAAAAGCTATGAAACTAACGGAGGATTGGTTATAGACGACACTAATGAGTGTGAATCTTGCCAATAAAAAGGTATAATATATTATGACATTACCAGATTTAAGTAATAAAATTGTTTTGCTTTGGGAACAAAGAAGTTTTAGAACTAAAGCAATTATAGTAATTAGTATAGGTTTTATTCTATACATACTTTAATAGAGGAGAAACTATGAAAAAAATACTATTACTAATAGTATTCTTAATTATATCAGGATGTTCTGTAGGACATAAATGTACCTATACTCAAGAGGGTACTAAAATTTCAAGTTGGGTTTGGTTCACAAAAGATATTCCAGCCGATTTACACAAAGATAATTGCAATTAATTTTAACAAAAAGGAGTTTGCTATGAAATGGTTTAAAAAACTATTTAAGAAAATTACTGACTGGCTTTGCAAAGGTTTAGAGAGATAATTTATGTGGTTTAGTGCAATCAAATTAGCTTTAAACGCAGGTACGCATATCTATAAGAAGCGTCAAGAAACTAAAATGCTTATGGCTGACGCAGAAACTACTCATGCTAGTCGTATGGCCAGAGGTGAACTGGAATACAAACAAGCTGTTATGCAAAATAATCAGCAAGGGTGGAAAGATGAGTTTGTTTTAATCTTGGTGTCTGCACCAATTTTATTATTAATTTGGTCTATCTTTTCTGACGATCCGACCATTATGGAAAAGGTTGAAAAATTTTTTGAGTATTTTAACAATATGCCCTTCTGGTATCAAGCTCTATTTATCGGAGTGGTGTCTGCAATTTATGGTTTAAAGGGTGCAGATATTATGAAACGACCTAAATAATAATTAATGTCAGAAAGTTCGTTGGATTTGATTAATGAATATAAAGATCAAATCCGAATCCTTAAACAAGAAGTAGCTGAATTACAAGATGCAGGTAAGTCTAAAGATGCAGCTAACAAAAGGTGTTTGCAAAAGCTAGAGTTCTCAAATAAAGATTTAGAAGATTCACAAATTAAAGTAAAAGAATTAGAAAAGAAATTAAAGGAAGAAAAGAAAACAAGTAAGATGATGCTGGAGCACCCTTGATAAATAATGAAAATAATTTTAGTTTTAATTATATGTTCCGCAGTAAGTGGGGAGTGCGATAGAGGATGGGAAAAACAAAATATAGATTTCCCAGATTGGGATTCATGTATGAGGCAGGGATATGTTGAATCTTTAGGAGTTATGGATTTAATGGGAGCTAATTATGTTAATAAAAATAAAACTTTTATTAAATTTTATTGCAAAAAAATTAAAAAAGAAGAAATAGATTTATAATTATGAAACTCAGTCAAAACTTTACATTAAAAGAAATGACGCAAAGCCAAACGGCATTAAGAAATCATATAGATAATTCCCCAAACGATTTACAAATTCAAAACATAGAAGAACTTGTTAATAATATTCTCCAACCTTTAAGAGATTACTACCAAGTTCCCCTTAAAATAACTTCCGGCTATCGTTCTCCGGCCTTATGTGAAAAGATAGGGTCAAGTTCTAATTCTCAGCATTGTGCTAACAACGGAGCAGCTTGTGATTTTGAAATACCAAATTATGACAATAAAGAAGTAGCTTCACATATTAAAAACAACTTTGAGTTTGACCAGCTCATCTTGGAATACTACGATAATTCTGATATAAACTCAGGTTGGATTCATTGTTCGTTTAAATCTGGTGCGAACAGAAAAGAATCCTTAACAAAAGATAAAGCTGGATATAAAAAATGGTAATTAAATGAAAAAGAAAAAGAAAAAAAATAAAAGCAAAAAGAAAAAAGGGAAAAAGAAAAAAAAATAACCCTATGGCTAAATTGCTTTCCCAACCGAACTTTCAACAAAGAAAAGTAAAGTCTAAAAAACTTTATAATAGACAACAGGCGAAGTTTAGATTGTTGAACTGGGATGGATGGTGGGCAAAATAGAAATGCCGTTTAAAAGCACAAGACAAAAACGGTATCTTTTTAAGAACAAGCCAAAAATTGCCAAGCGTTGGGCAAAGAAATATGGCTACAGAGTTAAGAAGAAAAAAAGCTAAAAGAACTTGGGCGAAAGCTAAAGTTCAATCATTAAGAATTGTAGGGGATTGTCGCTATTGTTCTAGGGAAATGACAAACGATGAAAGTTTTGTAGTCTTTGCATCAACCGATAAGAATGGTAATAGGGAAAAAGCTCATTACGATTGTATGAAATACGATGATGAGAAAAAAAATAAATCTAAGTTTGATTGGTAATTAATATTCCCACAGTTTCTTAGCATCTTCTAATAAAGAATTATCTGATTCGTTTTTCCACATAAAATTATCAAAGTCAGGTTGGAGATAATTCTTTAATACATTTACATCATGGGAAATTTTAAGCAAATTCTGACGAACCAATGCTTTATGGTAAATTATTTTCTCTAATTTTTTTAGGTTTTCAGGTTTTAATTTTTCACAATTCTCCGCATGAAAAACTTTAAATTCCTTTTCATTAATATAGCACATATAAACAGGAAGATTAGTTGAGAGATGGTAGATGGCAACTTGGATTAAATGATTAATGGGTGGCTCATCAGGTAGCCTAGCCGTATTCCAGCTTCTAGTTCCATCTTTTTTAAGCCTACCCCTTCTAGGAAACATACATTTATCTTCTATAATCATAGCTCCTTTATGATCTAAATATCCATGAATAGGAATATTAATACCTTTTAAAGTCATAAAGGCTTCTATCTCTGGCTTAGTCTTATCATAACCAGGAATAGTCATGTGTGCTGCATGACCATTCCTAATAAAGTCTTTAACAATCGTTGAAATATAATCAAACTTTTCAGATTGATTCCTGTCAAAGGATACAAATTTTTTAAGTTTATCTCTGACTGGAATGAATGACATTATTTTCCTTTGGTTTAGAAGAAATTTTTGAATTGCTATCAATACGATCAAATTTTTTATAAATTTTTTTCATAATAGAATTAGTAAAGTCAAAATCTCTTATAACTTTATAACCCTCTGTAGCATCTAAAAGTTCCTTTAATTCTTCTGCATTACCAAAAGTTGCTTTAACATTAAAGGTCGTTCCATTTTGATTAAGAGGTTCTTTAGCAAACTTCCTAATATCCCAATTAAATTTTTCACAAATCATAAAAAGTTGATCGGCTCTCATACAGTTAGCTCCAGATTCAAACTTTTGCTCTTGTTGAAATGTTACATTAATTACATTGGCTACTTGTGTTTGATTTAAACCTGCTTTGATTCTTTCAAGAATTAAATTTTTAGCAATATTTCTTGCAAGTTTCAGGTTTTGTGGTTTCCTTTTTGACATTTTTTTCCTTTCCTTTTATTTTGAGCAGACAATCCCTACGCCCCTTTACACACTTATAAGTTTTATCCTAATTATGTATGGATAACTTCTTGTTTATTCTTTTCTTCAGAAATCTTTAAAGCTATTTTAGGTAACTTTTCTCTATACTTTTCGTATAATGCTTTAGCTTTATACATTTTGCTTACCATATTTTGCTCCTTTACTTCAAGATTTCTGATCTTTTTTGGATCCATCTTGCTCCTCACCGATCAATTTAATGTTAGACTTAATGAAACGCTGATCGGTAATTTTTAATTTAGCGTTATCACTAGGCTCTTTTTGAAGATGTGCTTTTTCAGTTGCTTTCTCAACAGTAGCACCTTCAAAAATCTCTGAAAAATGAACTCCCATTTCGTAAAAAATATCCTTTTGCACTTTCTTACTCACTAAGTTCAATATTTCTTCTATAACCTTTAATCTTTTTAAGTTCTTTTCTAGCTTCAAGTCTATTCACTAGAACAGTTATAGAGTTTTTACTTTTATATCCCAAGCTATCCGCCATTTCCTGGAAAGTTGGATAATACTTGTTCTTTTTTGCATATTTTTTAATAAAATTCAATACCCCCATCATTTTAGGAGTCATTGGTATTTTACTTCTCATCATGTTTTTCCTCATTTTGTAGCATTTTCCTTAATAATTCATTGTAACCAGCGATGTCATCAGATGAATCTTTGTTGTATTTTTTTCCGTTCAGTATCCTCCAGAGCTTCACAATAATCATAAATATTCCAAATATTCTTAAAGGTACTTTAA